ATCAAAACTTTAAAAAAAGTTGGGATTCTGAAACCCCTAGTTCACATTTATTTAAAAACAAATTAGAGGAAAAGTCACAGGTTTATTTAACTAATAAAATTGGTAGTTTATTAGAAAGTCAAATTTTAAAAAATTTTAAAATTACAATTGCAGGAATTTGGCAGAATGACTATATTGAGAATGATTTTCAAGAAACTCATATGCATCCTCACTCCCATTTTTCTTTTATCATTTATAAAAAAATAGAAGAATCTAAAACAGTTTTTTATCATCCAATTCAAGACTTAATTTCCTGTATGTACCCCTCTGAATTTTTTTCAAAAACAAATTTTTTTAGATCAAATTTTGAAACAAAATGCCGTGAAAATCAAATGGTCTTGTTTCCCAGTTATTTAAAACACATGGTTAAAAAAAATAGTAATTCTACTACAATTTCAGGGAATATATTAATTACAATAGTATAATATACAGATAGTCTACAATGTTTAATAAAATTAAGGTATAATGTTTTTATGCCTTTAAATTTAATTGCTATAAGACCGGGGTTTAATAAGCAAATTACAAACACTGCTGCGGAAGGTCAATACGTAGATGGAGATTTTGTAAGGTTTCGTTATGGATTCCCTGAAAAAATAGGCGGGTGGTCTTCAATTACTTCAGACACCTTAGCCGGTGCCGTAAAAGCACAGCATCAATGGGCAGATTTAGATGGCAATAGATATGTAGCACTTGGCTCTCAAAGAGGGTTATATATTTATTATGGAGGAGCTTATTATGATATTACTCCATTAGAGACAGCGCAAACTGGAGGAACGTTTACTACCGCTAACACCTCGCCAACGGTCACCGTGAACTTAGTTGGGCACAACATGATTGCGGGAGATTATTTTACTTTTACAAGTGTAACCCCACCAGTTGGTGCAGGGTACACTGCGGCTAATTTTACTGATCAAACTTTTGAAGTAATCAGTGCAGCAATTAATACATTTACAATAACCATGGCAACTAATGCTGGAACGTCTGTTGCAGCGTCAGGTGAGTGTACTATACACAGATACGTTAAAGTGGGTCCTATTGGACAAACATTTGGCTTTGGGTTTGGTACAGCATCTTACGGAGGAGCCTCTGGACTTACTACAACTTTAAACGGAACTTTATCAGACAACACTGCAGGTACTGGAGGTTCCGGAACTTCTATTACACTTACTTCTACCGCAGGTTTTCCTACAACGGGAGTAATTAAAGTTGGAGCAGAATTTATTTCCTATACAGGTATTTCAACTAATGATCTTACAGGAATTACAAGAGCAGTGGCTGGAACACGATCAGCTCATGCTACTTTAGCGGGAGTAGAATATTTTACAGGATGGGGCTCAGCTTCATTATCTTCTAGTATTAGATTACAACCAGCTGATTGGGCTTTAGATAATTTTGGACAAATATTAACAGCTACTATATTAGAAGGAAGAACTTTTACATGGCAACCTATAAGCAATAACAATAATGCTTTATCTCTTAGAGCAACTATTATGTCAGGAGCCCCTACTAGAACTATTACTTCAACAGTATCCGATACAGATAGACATTTTATACATTTAGGGACAGAAGAAAGACTTGGAGATACTTCAAGTTTTGACCCAATGTTAATAAGATTTTCTGATCAAGAAGACTTTAGTGATTATCAACCAACTTCTGTTAACACAGCAGGTACTTTTAGAATAGATGATGGAACAAGTATCGTAGGTGCAATAAGAGCAAAAGATTATATTTTAGTTTTAACGGATACTGCTGCTTATACTATGCAATATGTTGGGGCACCTTTTACTTTTAGTATTAGAAAGGTGGGTTCTAATTGTGGTTTAATGAGTCCTCATAGTGTTGTTTTTGTAGATGGTGTTGTTTATTGGATGGATGATTCAGGTTCTTTTAACGCTTACAACGGAACGGTTCTTAAAGTACCTTGTACGGTAGAAGATTTTGTATTTAATACAACTAATCCAGGAGACTTAGGATTTAATTACGATGCTGGAAGATTAGTATACGCTAGCCATAATTCTTTATTTAATGAGATTAATTGGTTCTATCCCTCAAGTACATCTACTGAAATAGATAGATGTGTTACATATAATTACTCAGAAAAAGTTTGGTACACAAGTTCTTTAGCTAGAACATCTTTTTACGATGCTCATTTATTTAATAAACCTTATGCAACTTCTTTTTATGATGCAGGAGTTCCTACTTTTCCTGTTATACAGGGAGTGACAAATACTTCTGGTTCTGCTACATTTTGGACACATGAAACGGGAGTAGATCAATTGGAAAATGGAGTGACTACAACAATTTCATCTTTTATTAAAACTGGAGATTTTATGATACATGCAGAAGGCGATGGAGAATACTTCACAAAAGTTAGAAGATTTATTCCTGATTTTCAAAGATTAAATGGAACTGCTACAGTTACTATTTTATTAAAAGATTACCCATCAGATACAGCTGTTAGTTCTTCTTTAGGACCTTTCTCTGTAACTTCAAATACTCAAAAGATAGATACTAGAGCTAGGGGAAGAGCAGCTAGTTTAAAAATACAAAATATATCTAGCGGAGAGTCTTGGAGATACGGAACTTTTAGAGCAGATGTACAAGCGGACGGTAGAAGATAATGGAAGAACTATTTTTAAATGATTATGCTAATAATGTAGCACAAGCTCAAGAACCTGTTGGTGTCGCTGCAGTACAAGCTCAGCCTGGGTTTGAAAATTACACACCTTCTTTTGAAAATCAATCATTGACTCCTATGGGTTTAGCTGAACCTCAAGGAACACCATTGCCTGATTTTAAGGAAATGGCAAAAAAAATGGCTATGAATACTGCAAAGAATTATGCTATTAAAAAAATAGGTCTAGAAGGTATTAAAGGAAATGTATTAAGTTCAGTAATAGGTGGAAGTAGTTTTATAAACCCCATAGGAGCCATGTACACAATGGGTTCATTATTACCTGATGGTGTAAAAGGTATTGCAGAAGTTTTAAGAAGCAAGCGAGCCCAGAAGGCAAGCAATAGAGCAATTCAAAAACAATCCATAAATACTTTACAACAACAAATAGATACTGGTCAATTTGGTTCTTCATCAAATCAAGATAGTGGAAGAGGAGGCGATCAAGTTACTTCCTCCCCAACACCGTCAGCGCCTGCTGCTAGACAATCTAGACAAACTTCAGGGCCTGGTGGGTTACATAGTGGATATTAATTATGGCTAAAGTAACTAATTTTATTCCAGAACCTACTCCAGATTATGATCCACAAAATCAACAACAACTTCTTCAATCATTAGAAACAATGAAGAATCAATTAAATAGTTCTTTTCAAGAAGATTTAAAACAAGAAGTAGAGAGGTTCACTTGGTTTAATGGCTAATATATATACAAATGCAAAAGTAGATTTAACTACAACAGATGCTACAACTTTATACACTGCACCTGCTAATGCTAGGGCAATTGTAAAATCTTTATTAATATCAAATGATGCTGGAAGTGCAGCAACAATAACTGTAACATTAACTAATGCAGCAAGTGTTGTATTTAGTTTATTTAATCTTAAGTCAATAGCTTCTAATAGTACTGAACAATTATTAACAGAACCTTTAATATTACTAGAAAATGAGATATTAAAAGTTAACGCATCTGATGCTAATGAATTACATGTTGTGGCATCATTATTAGAAATTAACAGAGAAGATGTATAGTGGCTAAAAAATTTAAAGAACACCATGAACGAGATAAACCTAAGAAAAGAGGTTCTAGAAAACACAAGAAATCTCTCAGTAAGGATGAGAAAAGACAGAAACGTCTTAAGCGTTACAAAGGCCAAGGAAAAGGCTAGACAAAAATTATTAACAAATAGATCTAAAAATAGTATATTATAATTTATAAATCAATGATTATACTTTCTATTAATATTTCTCATAAGCCTTCTGTATGCGTTTATGAAAATAATAAAATTATTGAATTTTACAATGAGGAAAGATTTGTAGTTACTAAAGATTATGTATTAAATAGTAAATTAGAAATTTTTCAATGTATTTTACAAAAAATAAAATATAAACCAGATTTTGTTTGTTACACTTCATTT